AAATGAACCCGTTTCACTTTCAGTAATCCAACTACCACTTACACTTTCAATTGTGTTTAATCTATCCACTAATGATGATGTAGATTGTGATGCCGTAAATGTATTTAAATTTGAAATAGATGTTACTAAACTTGCAGTTGAAATACTTGCAGTAAAAGTATTCAAATTACTAATAGAAGTTACAATTGATGCCGTAGTTACACTTGCAGTAAAAGTATTTAAATTTGAAATAGATGTTACTAAACTTCCAGTTGAAATACTTGCAGTATAAGAATTGAAAGATGATGTAGATAATTTTGTATCTAATGTATTACTTAATGCATTGGTTACTAAGTCCGTTGCAAATGCACCATCCAATGAAGATGTTAAATTATTTATAGAAATTTTATATGTTGTACTACCTGAAATACCAAGTACAAAAGTTGTATCTAATGATGCCACACTTAATGCAGGTAATTCGGATATTTTTTTTCTTGAGTTTGCCATTTATTATATTATTATGTCTAAACCATCTTCGGTTATTATTATTGAGTCATCTTCGGTTGCAACTGGTACATCCACCAATTTTCCCATAACATAAATATCATTTATAGTCACATTATCGTAATCTATGTATTGTCCATTTAAAGTTATTACTACATTATTTCCAACTTCTTTTATTGTATAGTTTCCTGGAATATGTAAACCAAATACCAATACTTCAAAATTGTTAGGTGATGCTCCTTCAGTTCCGTAATCTAATGTAACATTGTATATCGTTAATGTATTTGTATTATTATCAAATTCATCAATTACTCTTTGATTATATCTTGCACTATTTTCTAATATCTCTTGATAAAAATCCGATATTTTTGTTTTGTTATTTACTAATTTAATTGGGTTTGGATTGGAACGGGTTTTGGATTGAAATTTAGTATTAGTTGGAATTTCAATATTTAACAAACTTCCAGTCAAATCAGTAGACACTAAATTTTTAGGATTTATTTTTGGTATAATCCTATTCAGTTTTCTACTATTTGAATTAAATTGTTTAAGCATATTGTTCTATATCTCCTTCAATTTGAATATAATCATCATCATCTAAATTAAATTGAAAATTATTTTTTATAAATTTAATCAATAAACCATTTCCACCATCTTCAACTATATAGTCTCTTGCACTTATACTTTGTGTGTTAATGTAAATCTTTAATCTATCTTGTGTAGTTCTATATTGAATTTCTCTTAATATATCTACAAATCTCCAACCAGTAGCTTCCCAAATTGAATAAGTAGAATTTGTTAAATCTTTTGGAATTAAATTTGTTTTACCAGGTTTTCTACTGATTTTTTGTGTTATATCTAAAAGGTTTCTCTTCATTATACAATATCAATAAATTTACCTGTAATAGTAATTTCATCATCACTATCTACTGAAAATCCAGGAGACAATGCTAATGTTAATATATTGTTTGTATACGATGTTACTGTAAAGTGTGATGATGTTTGATAATATCTAACACCATTTATATATAATTTAACATCATAAGAATTTCCCTCATATGATAAACCGGAAGTAATTACTCCGGATAATTGTGCAGGTGCTTGTATTAATTTTACTCCTGTAAATGTTGCTGTATTAACTCCACCATCTACGACTTTACTATTATTTAAAGATAAGAAATCAATTAAGTCTTTGTTATCATAATATGCTGATGGTGTTGTTAATAAACCTTCCAATCTACCATTACCAGTTACATCCGTTTCAGTTGCAACTACTACTCTTTTTGTAGAAAATGATTTTTTGGTTGTATTTTCACCATCAACTGTTTCGGGTAATAAATAAGCTTTAACACCTAATGAAAATTCAACTCTATTAATTCTTTCAGTGCCACCACCCACTTCATTCACCACATTAAACTCTCCTAATGTAGTTCTAAATTTAAATTTATCTTTATCTCCCCAATATGTTCCACTATATTGCAATTGTTCTATTACTGCATTCAAATGTTCTGTATATGAAGTCCAAACCATACAATCATAGTTTAATTCAACATATTCTGGCATTTGTATTTTATAAATTTCATATTTAGGTTGTGTTGTTTTACCTAATAATGTAAATCTATCATATCTATTATCTTTTGAATATTTTGTAATACCAGAATATGAAACATGTCTATTTAACATAGGCATTGTATCATCTTTTGATATTGATGTTCTACGAATCATCATTAAGGGTAATTGAATTTTACCATTAACATCTCTATAAATACCTTGTCTTCTCGCCCCCGTCCATCTTTCAGAATTACCATATATTACAGGTATTTTTAGGGCTTTACCATTATCATCTAATGTTGGCAAAGTAGTATCTTCTAAATAAGACATCATAGCATAATCAATATCAAATAAAGATATCGATTGTTTTAAATCTCCTTTATTCGATTTTATCTCACTAGCCCTATTTAGGTTACTTTTTAATGGGTTAACAGACATATTATTTTATTTTTTCTTCTATATTAAGATTAGATTTGGATACCATAAATGTTTCACAAACAACACTAAAATTATTATATGATTGTCCACCAGCCATTTGAACTTCATTTGTATTATCGATTTCAAAATATCCTTCGTTCCAATGGATAACATCACCAACTTCTGGATATATTCCTTTTTCTTCTAACATCCATCTATCTAATTTAAATGTTATATTTTGGTCAGTATCTAAACCAAATCCTTCATAACGAGCCGTTTCAGGTTCTTTATCTATTAAAGCAAATAATTCTACGCCAGGATACCAAGTTTTATTTAATGCTTCTCCATAAATGTTTATCTTTGTTTCATTCATATTAATTTTGAATAAAACAATCGTATTTTGGATTACATCATCAACTAATTCCCTAGCTATTGATTTAAAAAAATCTACATCTCTACCTAATACAAATTTTGGCATATTATCCTACATATATTTTTAAAGGAACTTTTCTTAACATTTCTTGGTGGTGATTAGATTCATGTGTTTTATTTTCCATCACATTCTTTCTACTCATCTCTTCCAAATTTTCTCTTAATTGGGTAACAAGCATATCTTTCTCTACCTGAGCTTCTGCTCTCAATGCTGCTCCATCTAAACTGATTTCTGCATCAGGTATAGGAATAGATGAATACTTTTCTCTTATTGCTCCTAACAACTCCTTAGAGAGTGCTAATGTATATTTTCTAATCCATTGAACTCCTACATCATTTATGTTTGAATATTGAATAAAGTCATATGGGATATCTGAATAATCTGAAAGTGAATCCGATTGTATAGTTTGAGAATCATGTTCAAACTCATCTCTACTCATATAATCAAAATAAACTCTACTCATACCGGTTGTCACCGTTGGTATAGGAAATATTTCTAATGTATTATCTACAATATTAAACGTGTGTGCCGATTTACGAATGTGGTCATTAAATTCAATATGTTGCATTCTTAGTACATCTTCGTATAAAGGCATCATTAAGAATTGTGCAGCGGGTGAGTATTGGCCAAAACCTAACTCACTCATTAAGTTTAGAGTACCCTGTGCTCCAACCGAATATGGGTCAAAGAAACGAGTGATTGCAGGAACTGCTTCATGATATACTCTAACTACATCTACAGTAGAACTTCCTGAAAAAGTTGTACTAAATGATGCGGATGATTCTACATCAATTGCTAATGCCATTAAATTGTATTTTTGTTTATCCGCAACTAAATCAACATATGCTTTTTTAATTGAAGTTGAACCACCAACACCTGCTAATGTTCCATATTGTTGTGCCATACGGATTGTGGATGGTAAATATGAGCCATCTACAAGAGTTTGTGAATAGTTTGCAACTTTACCTTTAGGTTGTCCTCTTAAAATATCTAAGTTATTTCTAAGGTTAAATTGGTTTACTTGTGCCGAATATTCGGATACCGATTCTTCAAAACAAGCAAATATTTGCTCATTATCTAATTCTATATTAACAATTGGGTAACCTAATCTTTTTGCAACCCATGTTGCAGTTTTTGGTGCATCGTTTCTAAACGCAGTATCTGAATCGTAAATTCCGAATGGTGTAGATGAACCCGATATAAATGAGCTAGATATCGAACCCGACCAATAAATATTTTGAGACATAATAAAAATTTATAGTTTTACTACTATAAATATTGATATAAAAATAAAAAAGGGATAACTTTCGTTACCCCTTCTTAATATTAATCTAATCAGTTAAGATTACAAAGTATTT